AACACAACGTGACGAGAAAATAACGTAAAACGGAGGATTTCTACTAGATTTCTCTTTGTAGCGAAACTATCGCTTCGACATGTGTATCACTGTCCAAACTCATTTCCATATCTTCCTCAATAATCGGAAGCTTGAATTTGATGGATTTGAGCCACTGACCGTTTGGCTGTCGTTCCTCATAGATATGGATTTCAGAAATCAGCGATTCCATAATCTGTCGCTTCTCCTGCTCGTCCATGACAGCGTACAGCTTTTCAAAATAAATCAGCACTTTGTAGATATTGTCAGCAGTGAGTTTTTCTGCTTCTATTGCCATTTTCTTTGCTCTGGCTTCAATCAACAGATTCTCCGTATCCTCTATCTTATCATACATTTTATAAAGGCGATCATCAAGGTCTGCTTTACGCTTGATGTAGTGCTTATCATCTGGGTCAAGGGTATCAATCTCATCAATCAAACGGGACTTCGTAGCATAGCTCTGACGAAGCTGTTTTTCATAATTGGCAATCTCCTGTTCAATGGCGGATGTATCTATCTTCATATTGATTTTTTGCTGCATCATCGCCGCAAACTTCGGATTGCTGACCAGTTTGATAATAACCTCTGCAACAGCACCGTCCAGCAATTCCTCATTGATTTGCTTCTTGTATTCACACTTATGACCACGGGTCATAGTGCGGTGTTTGCAGCCATAATAGAAGAAATCCTTATATTTCGTGCCGTCCGGCTTGTGCTTGATGCTTTTGTTGCCGTACATTCCGGCTCCGCAAATAGGACATTTAAGTAATCCGGTCAGCAGGTGTACCTTGTTGTCTTTACCGTTGTTGACCTTTTCATACTTCTTCGCCTGAGCAAGAAGTTTTACTTGGGCTTCATGCCAGAGTCCTTCTGATACAATGGCTTCATGCAGACCGTCAACTAACAGATAATTTTCCTGCTCCACAAGTCGGTAATCATTGCGAGTTCCATGTACCTTTTCTGTTCTTCTCCTGCCGTAAGCAATTTTACCACAGTAAACGGGATTTTTCAAAATTCTGCGAATCAGGGCTGCATCAAACAGAGGATTTTTTCCATTCTGCCGCTGAATTTTGTTGATACCGTGATTGGCAAGGTATTTCGCAAGTCCGTTAGCTCCTATATCGGTATGCACATACTGGTCAAAGATAATGCGGATTGCCTCGGCTTCTTCCTCGTTGATATACAGCATACCTTTTTCCAATTTGTATCCGTAGGGAGCAAAACCACCGTTCCATTTACCCTCACGAGCTTTCTGGATTCTGCCTTCCATCGTCTGAACACGGATATTCTCACGCTCAATCTCGGCAACCGCAGAAAGCACGGAAATCATCAGCTTACCGGCATCTTTGGAAGAATCAATGCCATCCTCCACACAAATCAGATTGACATCGAAATCTTGCATCACCTGTAAGGTAGACAGCACATCTGCCGCATTTCTGCCAAAACGTGATAACTTGAACACCAGCACATAGGACACGCCATCTTTACCGGACTTGATATCCTCCATCATGCGGTTAAATTCCAATCTGCCCTCAATGGACTTTCCCGATTTACCGGCATCCTCATATTCACCGACGATTTCAAAATCGTTGAACTCAGCATAGGCTTTCATTCTTGATTTCTGAGCATCCAAGGAGTAACCGTCTACCTGAACGGCAGTAGATACTCTCGTATAAATATATACTTTTGTTTTTTCTTTCATATCGCCATCCTCATTTGTGCCACAGCCTGTGGCATAATTCAGCTTTCATCGTCTGTTATTTTTTGCCGTCAGTTTTCTGTTCCAACATCTTTATCGAATTTAAATAATCATTTTCCACGTCGCTGAGCGTTCTTGTCTTATATTTTCGATATTCTCCAGTCGCTTTATCAACAGCCTGCTTATGAGTAATGCTTCCATTTCCAATTAAAAGCTGCTCTCCACTCATGGTAAGAATGCGATCCAGATGCTCTGCCCAGTCCTGCATCGTCATTGCCTGTTCACGCTCTGCCTGACGTTCCGCAAAATCCAGATACCCGGATACAAGTTGTCCCATAGCACGAAGCTCTTTCTCATTCAGATAGTTTTTCGCAACAATCGCTTCTTTGAGTGTCGGCTGATTACCGGCAAAGGTGGTAAGTCCCATGAACTCTTTTTCCGCATCCGCTCTTGTATAAATCACTTCTGCCGCAGTCTGTCCGTGAATGGCATAATGAATTTTATTCTGAACCTTTTTGAAAAAACGGATAGAGATTTCCGCTTTCGGGTCGTAGTCAATGCTGGTGGCATAGATTTCAAGCACCTGACGATAAAACACCTTTTCCGATGCACGGATGTCTCTGATTCTTTCAAGCAGTTCCTTGAAATATCCACCGCCGCCCAGATTTTTCAATCGTTCATCATCCAAAGCAAAACCTTTTTTCATGTATTCTTTGAGAATGTTAGTTGCCCAGATTCTGAACTGTGTGCCACGCTTGGATTTTACACGATAGCCGACAGAAATGATAACATCAAGATTATAGTAGTCAACCTGATAGGTTTTTCCATCTGCCGCAGTTGTTGCAAAATTTGCAACAACTGACTCTCGCTGCAGCTCGCCTTCGGAAAATACATTTTTTATATGTCTTGAAATAGTAGATTTATCTCTCTGGAACAACTCTGCCATCTGGTCAATGGATAACCACACGGTATCCTCATCAAATGTGGTTTCAATTTTTGTCAATCCATCTTCTGTTGTGTAAATAATCATATTGGATTTTTGATTCATATCATCATAATTGTTCACCGGAACACCTCATTTCTAATTGTGCAACGGGGTATTGCGCTTTTATTCTATGTAGCTCTATGCGTTGAGAACAGTAGCTCTCGCATAGAGTTTGGACACTTATTCCACGACTATTATATCATTGCTTTTCCATCAATTCAATAGTGTCACTGGGTTCTTCAGATGTGTTTTCTTCCTCCAAACAAGACGGCGGCTCTGGAAGATTATCAATATCCAGAACCGCCGCATATTTTTCTATTAAATTTGCAAGTAAATCGGCAAAACCATTCCATTTATCTGTCAATAGTGCTCTCCTTTCTTTTTCGTCCACGTTCCTGCGGAATGTCCTGTTTCTCTTTTCCTCTGGTCAAAACGGCATTAAGAAAAGCCCGTACCCTTTCAGGTGCGAGCTTGACAGCATCCAGATACGGCTGAGCCTGTTCCAGAAGTTTCTCATATCGTTTTTTCCATACCCCAGCATCTTTCTTGGCTGTTTCATATTTCTGCTGGTATTTTAATTTCTCCGCTTTTTCAGCAAAGCTGCTGACAGCATAATTTTTGAGAGTACGGCATTCATTGGGTGTCAAGACGATGTTCCCGGTAAAAGATTTCTTACCCATCGACTCCAGCTCCTGAACCGTCACCGCTATTCCGGTTGCCGCCTTAGTCTGTGCTTGCAGGGATTTAAGCTCCTGCTTTTTCTTCTCCGCAGCCTGTGTAGTATCGTCAAGCTGTGCTTCTTTCTGGTTCAGTTCCGCCGTCACAGCTTCCAGTCGCTGCTTTTCCTTTGCCACCTTAAACTGGGTCACAGTCAGATGTTCCTCGGTGCTGTCACGCTCTCCACGTTCCACATCGGTATATCCGGCAGCTCTCATGTGCTGAAAAAAATCATCCTGTAAAACAGAATAGGATTTTCGGAGAACAGGCTTACCATTGACTTGCAGAATTGGTTTTCCATCTTTGTCCACAGCAGGTTTGGACAGCCACTTTTTACTGCGGCTGACCTGCATAATGGTTTCCTTTACCGTTCCTCTGAGAGCTTCATCCTTGCAGCGTTTCGACCACAAAATCTGTTTCTCCACCACAGGGACATAGACCACATGAAGATGATAATGGAACACGTCCTTGCCAAGTGCTTCGGACATCGCCCGGTTAATCTCGTCAGCGTGCATGACTGCCGAGAGGATATACTGTTCACCGCCAACAATCTCCACAGCGGATTTATAGGCTTCCTCATAAAACTGTCTGGCGTATTCATAACCGCCGTGATTGTCGAAGTACGCAGAGTTCACATCAAAGACCATTTCGTTGAAATGGACGGCATCCGCCTTCAGACCTCTGGTGGAAATGATGTTGTCAGCTTTCATCTGCTCAAACATTTCAGCGTAGCTCCCGGTAGGTTCTTTGAAGTGTACGTTGAGGGAACTTCTTTCCGGGATAATATCTTCGTTACTGTATATTTCTTTTTCACGCTCATTGTGTGCCTGTGCATCTCCGATGTCATTATCTGTGACATCCATATTTCTTGCACAGGTACGGTCAACTCCGTCATTTCTTGCCATATTTTTCCTTCCTTTCTTTGGGATTTGCAGACAGGTAGCTTTGGAAAGGCACTTCTGCGGAAGTGTAATAACCCACTATGACACTTTCATCCATACTGGCTGCAAAGTGCCGTGGGCTCTCCCGAGGGGCTCTCCGAGGGTAATGCGGTCGCTGCGGCGACCTCTGCCGAACATCAGAAAGTTGTCTGCTCCTCTTTCCAATGTCCGGCACGGACGGCTGCTGTTTTGCGAAACCGCCCCGTCCGTTGACAGAAAAAAGACTGACTTTTTCCTGTCATTTGGGTACGTCACGAAGGTTTTATACAGGAGTGATTTACGCTCGTACGCTGTGTACGTACGTACCAAAAAATCAATCCCGCCATTCCTCCGGTACGTACGTACACGGCGAAACGTCGTAAAACCCATTTATATTCGGACGGGCTACGGCTTCAATTCCCATGAATCCCCACACCCTGCGCCCGGCAGAGTTTGTGATTTTGTTGGTGTGTTCCAGATTGTAGCGACTTAAATTTGCCACCACACTGTCACTAAAGCTGCGGGATTTCAGGGGCGGCAGAGAATTTTCCTCACACCACATCCGATAAATTTCGTACAGCTCCTTGGAGCTGATGGAAGCATCCGCTTTCAGCCGGATATAGCCCTCAGACTCCATGAAGTCGAAAATATTGTTGTTGTCACGCTTGACGGACTCTCGGTTGGTTTTGGTGCGCTCACTTTCCGTGAATTTGAAATTGTTGGCAACCAGACGCTGCAATCCCTCAAACGCCCAGAGGAAAATGCCCTCCACCTCAGCTTTCATCTTCTGGGCGAGGTCAGGGTCATCCATTCTTCCGGCAGGCTTTTCCTTTGTGGTCAGCACAAGCTGTCTGCGGTAGAAACCGTCACTTCGGTCATACAATGCCTGTAAATCTCCATTGGAGAAAGCCAGCAGACGGGCGAACATCCAGCCCTGATAGCTCTGTTTGCCCTTGCGCTCCAAATCCATTTTCCCTTGAGCTGTCACAATGGATTTCACATAATTGGTCTGGCGCAAGGCTTCCATTCGCATATCATCATCCACGCATAGGAGGATATGCTCCAGATCGGCACGGGCAAATCGGTTCTCAGAGATTTTACCAATGCTTCCGTCCTTCATGGAACTGCCCAGCATTTGCCCCAGCACCGCACCGATTTGGGATTTACCCTCGCCGCCATTGCCCTTAATGACCATCATCCTCTGTCCTTTATTGGAGGGAATCAGGCAATAGCCGATAAATTCCTGCAAGGTAGGGATGTCCTCCGGGTAAAGCAGACCATTCAGAAAGGAAAGCCACAGCACAGGTTTCGGAGTATCCGGGCGATAGAAAACCGGGAGCCTGTTTCTCACAATATCCGGCTTCCCCTCTGTAAAAGTGCCGTCCAGCATGAGCGTACCGTTTGCCAGATGAATCCTGTCCTGCTCCGGCGGGAAGTCCTCCACATGAGCCGCCAGCTTCATAATCTCAATGATGTTGCTGATTTTGCGGGGAATGTTGTTCACGGCACAATATTTCAATTCTTCAAAGATTTCGCCACGAAGCGGCAGGTCGTCCGTCACTCGACCATCAGGTGTGAAAAAAGCTCCGTTTGCAAAGATAATCTGACGGGTTCTCAGAAAATCTTCACAAAACAGAGCTTCATTGATACTCTTGCCGTCAAACCACATCGGCACATTCATCTCAAGCAATTTCCTGTTCTCTGACATGGCAGCGCACCTCCTTTTTCTGCTCGTCCAGTCGTGTTTGCATTCTTGCAATCGTTCCGTCTGTCAAAAGTTCCTTGACGGTATCAGTCCTTTCTTCCTGATCGCTCATAAGGAGCAAATCGTTCAGATACTCCACATATTCCAGCTTGTGGCAAGCTTCCACGAACCTCTCATCCGGCTCGTCCTCCGGTGCTTCGGGAGCATATCGCTCTTTCCAGTCCTCCAAAAGATGAAGATACCCGGACAGCACATTCATGCAGAAAAGCTCGTCCTGTTTCGACTGATTCACACGGGGACGGTACTTCTTTACCTGTGCCACCACGGACGGCGGCCTGTCCAGTCCGAAATCCGCAGCCAGTCTCTGCGCTGCTTCATAGGCAGACAGGTCAAGCAGCCTTGCCACAAAGTCAATCACATCTCCCTTGGCACCGCAGCCGAAGCAATAGAAGTAATCCTCGTTCAGCTTCAAGCTGGGGTGTCTGTCATCGTGGAAAGGGCAGCAAATCATCCCGGAGCGATTGATTTTCAGCCCGTAGTGTTCGGCGGCTTGCCTAACCGTGACCGCCGCCTTGACTGTTTCAAAAATGTTCATTTGCATAACCTCCTTGATTTTTCTCGATGATTTTTTCATCTGCCTGAATATACGCAGAAAAACGCTTTCAACCGAAAAATCAGGCACTTCCGCAAGCAAAGCAAAAAGCCGCCCCGAAAACTTGAAAAAATGCAAGTTTCGAGACGGCAGTGTTCACACAAAGTTGGTTGATATTGTTCCGTAAATAGAATATAATTGAAGTTAATATGAATCAGGAGGGATGATACAGAAATGAAATACCTGTCTACATTTGAAGTTGCCGAGAAATGGGGTATCTCTCCCCGAAGAGTTGGTATCCTCTGCAACAATGACCGCATACCGGGCGCACAGCGGGCAGGAAGCCGCTGGATCATCCCGGAGGACGCTGAAAAGCCGACAGATGCCCGCATTAAAAGCGGAAAATATATCAAACAGAAAACAGACAGAGGGGAGGAAGCATAATGGCTGATACTTATTTACCCGCCGATGTTCGGAAAAGAATCGTTGATGTAATGAGAGAACGCAAGATGACCCAGCGAGAACTGGCACTTCGGATTGATGTGAATGAAAGCACCATCAGCCGCTTCCTTAGCGGAAAGACCGAAAAGCTGAGCGAAGAAAGCGTTATCCGCATCGCCAGAGTGTTCAATGTGTCCACGGACTTTATCTTGGGTACGACCGTAATCCCGGATAAAAAGAACTACGATATTTCAGAACTGGGATTATCTGTTGAAGCTGCAAAGAATCTTTATACCGGAAAGGTCAACAATGATGTAGTCAACCGTCTGCTGGAAAATCCCCGCTTTGCCATGGTTACTTATATGATTGCACAGTATATGGATGATACCCTTGCAAGAGGATATGCCGCACAAAACCAGATGTTTGCTACCGTTGGCTCTCTGCTGTTGGGACAGAACCAAGCTCCCGAAGCAGTACAGGCAGCCCGAACCGCTAATGCCATGAAAATTCCCGCTTATCAGGCAGACCAGACCACGATTCAAAACACCTTTATGACGGTGGTTAAGGAAATCAAGAAAGAAGCAGGCAGCGATTTGGTCGCAGCCAAGGCAATCAGCAAGGAAGCCACCGAAAAGATGTTTGCCGAGCTGACCAAGGGGCAGGATATGCAGAATCCGACCATCACGCCGGAAGCAGTTGTTGATGCTATTACAGGCAGCATTTCCGGTGTCGATGGAGTCAATCAGGAAGCTCTGGACAACTTTAACAAAGCCTTGCTGGGGCTGATGCAGACGATGGTGCTGCCGGAAGATGATGGACAAGATAACTAACGAGCAGCTCTGTATTGCGGCGCAGAGCGGTGACAAATGGGCAGAAAACGCCCTTGTAGAGAACAATCTGCGGTTTATCCGAAAGACGGCATACGAGATATGGAGCGCACAGCGGGAGCTGAACGTTGCCCTCGGCATTGAACTGAACGATTTGGTGCAGGAGGGTTCATTGGGGCTTCTGGGCTGCATAAGCAGCTTTCAACCCGACTACGGGAACAAGTTTTTGACCTATGCTGCCCCGGCTATTCATAATGCCATGCTGGACTACATCCGCAGGCTGAATCCTACCTTTGAAGCCAAAAATCTGGACTGTATCATTCGTCTGGATGAGGTCAAAAAGGGCGAGAATAAGGGACAACATGAATTTATAGCAGATTCCAGAGTACAGAACCCAGAGCAGATTTTCATTGCAAAGGAAACCCACGAAGAAATCCATACGGCTCTGGAAATGATTGATGAGCGAGAGAAAGCCTATCTCTGGTATCGCTTTGGCTTTGAGGACGATGTCCTCCATCCTCTGAGCGAAACGGCGAAGCACTTCCATCTGTCAGAGAGCAGAGCAAAGTCCACGGAGAAATTGGCTCTGGATAACTTCTGGCTGGAACTGCCTTGGTGGTACTAAATATTCAAAGAAAGGGACATGTAATCATGGAAAAATATAAAATACTCATCATCGAAGATGACCCAATCATTCAAACTGAATTACAAGTTCTGTTAAACGGAAACGGATATGAGGCATCCGCAGTTACTGACTTTACATCAGTTATGCAAGCGGTCAAAAATACTCATCCCTATTTGATTTTGCTGGACATAAAGCTGCCACAAGAAAGCGGCTACTCAATCTGTTCTCAAATCCGCAGTTTTTCCAATGTACCGATTATCTTTGTAACAAGCTGCAATACGGACATGGATGAATTGAACAGTATTTTGCTGGGTGGAGATGCTTTTATCACCAAGCCTTATAACACAGCAATTCTGCTGGCAAAGATTTCATCCTTGATGAAACGAGCTTACCCGATAGAACAAATTGAGCGTCTGAATTGGCAAGGAGCGATTCTTCACTTAGAAAGTAGCACGATTGAATATGACGGTAACCAAGCAGAACTGACAAAGAATGAATTGAAAATATTATATTATCTTTTCAAACACGCAGGAAAGATTTGTTCCCGTAATGATATTGTAGATTATCTATGGGACAATCAGCTATATGTGGATGACAATGCTTTGAGCGTCAATATCAACCGCATCCGGGAAAAACTGGCGGGCATTGGCCTGACGGATTTTATCAAGACAAAGCATCGCCAGGGGTACACGATATGAACAGCAAACGGTATTGGAAAAACAGGCTTCCATTTCTGCTGACGAACCTTGTTTGCATGGCTGCGCTCACTGTATTTTTGCTGGTGTGCGGCAATTCGGCTTCCGCAGTAGTATTGATCCTGATCGTATGGGCATTGATTTTGCTGATGGGACTTGTCCTCACTTACTGGAAACGAAAGCGGCAGATGAAAAAACTTCTGGATATGGCGAAGCAGCTCTCCGAGAGATACCTTATTTCTGAAGTGATGGAACTGCCGGAACAGGCCGAGGATCAGGTTTACTATCAGATTTTGAAAATGGCTGGAAAATCCATGTTGGAGCAGATTGGGGAGGTCGAGCGGGAACGCCTGGAGTACAAGGAATACATTGAACAATGGATTCACGAAATCAAAACGCCCATTACTGCCATGAAACTCCTATGTGAAAACCATCGGACGAACTGGACAAAAGAACTTCTGCTGGAACTGGAAAAGACCAACCGCTTTACGGAACAGGCTCTTTATTATGCCCGCAGTGAGCATACAGAGAAAGATTATTCTGTCCGGGAAATGGCACTGTCCCAAGTGGTGCATCAGGCGATTGCAGATAACAAATATCTGCTGCTCCAAAGTGGTATGCGCCTGGAAGTGGAGGAAATGCAGGATACGGTTTATTCAGATGAAAAGTGGGTGCGTTTTATCCTAAATCAACTGATTGTCAATGCGGTCAAGTATCGTACGAAGCAGCCGGTTCTCCGCATTTCTACTCATAAACGGCAGGATCAGGTTGTCCTTGTCGTGGAGGACAATGGAATCGGGATTGCTGCGTCCGATCTGCCCCGTATCTTTGAAAAGGGATTTACCGGTCAGAATGGTCGTCTGATTCAGCAGTCCACGGGCATTGGTCTGTATCTGTGCAAACGGCTCTGTGAAAAGCTGGGCATTGGCATTACGGCGGAGTCGTCGGAACATGGCACAGCCATTTCCCTTTCTTTTCACATTAACTGTCTGATTCATGAAGTGCAGAACTGAAAAGCGTTCTGCACTTCTTACATTTTTGTTAGAACTTTGTAAGAAAACTTGATACAAACGAAGCCACTCTTATTTTACAATAGAGATCAGAGGTGATAACAATGAAAGAAATTTTGAAACTGGATCATATCCAAAAATATTACGGAAATGGCGGAAATGTTACAAAAGCAATTCAGGACATCAGCTTTTCCGTTCAAGAGGGAGAATTTGTAGGAATCATGGGAGCATCTGGCTCCGGCAAGACTACCCTGCTCAACTGTATTTCCACCATTGATACCGTCAGTGCAGGACATATCTATCTGGACGGAACCGATGTGACGGAAATCAACGAAAAACAGATTGCCCGGTTTCGTCGGGAGAATCTTGGATTTGTATTTCAGGATTTTAACCTGCTGGACACGCTGACCATTTCGGAAAACATAGCCCTGGCGCTGACCATCAACAAGGTTCCAGCAGGCGAGATTGATGGGCGGGTGCGGGAAATGGCCGGAAAGCTGAATATCACGGATATTCTGGACAAATACCCCTATCAGGTGTCCGGCGGCCAGAAGCAGCGGTGCGCCTGTGCCAGAGCCATTATCAATCAGCCTAAGCTGATTTTGGCGGATGAACCCACCGGTGCGTTAGACAGTCACTCGTCCCAGATGCTGCTCTCGACGATCCAGAGTATCAATGAAGATCTCGGAGCCACGATTCTGATGGTGACACACGATGCTTTCTCGGCAAGCTATGCCAATCGTATTCTCTTTATGAGGGACGGGGCAATCTTTACGGAAATCCGTAAGGGGGGTGATTCCCGCAGGACTTTCTTTGAAAAAATCCTGGATGTCCTTACCATGATGGGAGGGGGCACGAGCGATGTACGCTAAACTTATTTTCAAAAATGCAAAGCGGTCTGTGAAGGACTATTTGATTTATATTGTGACCATGACACTCTGTGTCACCCTGTTCTATGCGTTTTTGTCTATCAGCAGCACCCATTATCATCCGACCATTGGTGCGGAATATAATATTTCCCTGCTGGCTGGAGGTATGAAACTGGCAATTTGCGGGATTAGTTTGCTTTTGTTGTTTCTGATCCACTATGTCAATCGTTTCATGCTGAGAAAAAAGCAAAAGGAGTTTGCCGTTGAGGCAACCTTGGGAATGGAGCAAAAAACCATAGGCCTGCTCTTTTTTGGAGAGACTTTTTTCCTGCTCATATTCTCTGTGTCGGTGGGAATCCTTCTGGGGATGGTCGTTTCTCAGGTCATTACGGCTATGCTGCTTGCTTCTTTTGGGGAACCCTACGCTTTTTCTTGGTCGTTTTTCCCGGATACTGTGCTGTTGACCGTGGGCTTCTTTGTTGTTTGCCAGATTCTGGTTGGAGTCGGGAATGTCAGAATTCTCAACAAAAGCAGGATTATTGAGCTTATGACGGCAAACCGTCAGAATGAAAAACCGCTTCATAAAAGCAGATGGATGCCGATGATCTGTATTTTCTATGGCATTCTGCTGCTGTGGATGCTGGAGGTAGGTACTGTAAAATATCATTTTTACTTCGATTCCAGACATCCGCTTCCTGTAAAGCTCATGTATTGGGGGAATGTCCTTTTCCCTGCACTGACGCTGCTTTGGGCAATCGCAGGTGCTGTTTTACACAGAAAAATAGGGTTTTCCCGATATCTTTGCGGACTTCTGGCTGGTGCTGTATTGACCGCTATCCCGATTTTTTCCATCGCAGAACTGGAAAAAGCCTACTTCCTTGGATTTGACGCTCCAACTCTGAATCAATATTTGCTGTTTGGGGTTGCGGATATTTTGTTTATCATTTCCGCAGTCATGTATTTATCGAATGCGGCGCTCCTATACTGGAAGGAGTCTAAAGTGTCCCGCAAATATCATAATACGAGTTTATTTCTGTTTGGACAGCTTTCCTCTAAGCTGGCTACCAATACGAAAACGATGACGATAATTTGTGTGACCCTGACTTTTTCTATCTGCTTGTTTGTCATTGCGCCGGTTTTAACGGGATGGAGTCTGGGCTATTTGGACAGTCGGGCTGTCTATGATATTCAAATTTCAAGCCGCTACAACGATGTTTATGAAGTGGAAAATCTTCCGGATACAGACTATGGAGAAATTACTGCGTTCATAGAACAAAACAAAATAGCGATAAAGGACGATTTGACTTTTTCGGAATATCTTCCCAAGCAAAGCGACTTTCACCAGCGAGTAAAGTACAATTTTCCTCCCTTGGCGATCGCACTGAAGGATTATAACGCTGTTCGGAAAATGTTGGGATATGAACCTATTATCTTACAAACGGATGAATTTGCTACCCACTGGCATCGTGCAGCAGAGGACAAGGATATTGAAAACTACATTGCTGAGCATACCTTATTGGAAACTGACGCAGGCACCCTGAAACTCAGTGAGAACGCCGTGTTTCAGGAGCCTGTGGGGGAATCCATCTATAATCTTTATACAGATGTGGTGTATATCATACCTGACGAAATAGCGCAAGTCTTGCTTCCGGTACAGCGCAACCGATTTGTGATGACCCAATATCCGCTTCCCTTCAAAACGGCAGAAATGCTGGAACAGCTTCTTGGGCGTTCTTATCCAGAAGATCCTGATAAAGACAATCTGGCAGGATACAGTACAACTGTCCATACTACGGAAGTGAACCGTATAATCGCCCTTAACTTTATCCTAAAAGCGTCCTTGATCTATGGTGCAATTGTTCTGATGGTGATGTGTCTTACCGTGCTGGCTCTTCAGCAGCTCCTGGATGCAGAAAAAAACAACTACAGATTTTCGGTTCTGCGAAAAATGGGAGTGGAAGAGAAGGACCTGCATACTTTGGTTCTAAAACAGCTTGGTGTTTGGTTTGGGATGCCGATCACAGCGGCAATCGTTGTAGCAATTATTGTGATTGGCTATTTTCTTCAAAGTGTTTCTGCTGAAATCTCAGCTTATATTGGCTGCGGAGCCTTGATGGTACAAGTAGGGATTATCATTGGTATTCTTTTCTTACTGCTGATATGCTACTTCATAAGTACATGGATATTGTTTAAGCGGTCCATTTCGGAGAACTGATAAAGTCACAGTACAAAAAGGAAAAGCCGCCTGTATGAGCATTTGATATGCCCGCACAGGCGGCTTGCTTTATCTCTGGTAATCAGTCCAAAGGTTTATATTCTGTAACAGTTTTCAGGTATGTTTCCGGGTCGCCGTTGAGAACTAAATCTGCATAGGCTGCCGGATCGTTGTAAATCAGCCAGTCCAGCTCTGACCGCTGATATATATTATCGGCAACCTCATTCTCTACCGCAATCGTATCAATGGCAATCATGCTGCCATTTGCAAATTTCAGCTCCACACAGGCAGTATCCATATTGAACTCACAAGAAAGTAAACGCTTCATTTTGCCCTCCTTAGATCATGCCGAAGTGCTTGAGCGCCTCCTTGATTGCTTTTTCCTTATCGGGCGGGCATTGGGGCTGTTTTGCATCATCGGACTTCGGTTTGTTGTAATTTTCTCGCTCGATGATACCGCATTTCTGCTTCACCTGAGCGATATACAAGCTGCTGACCTTGAGTCCGGTATGCTCCAGCACATATTCCTTGATTTCCGAATAGGTGGCTTTCTTCTCTGCATCGGTGAGATCAAGTTCGTCCATGTGGATGTCTACCTCGATATGTTGCTTTGCATTAAGTTTGGACAATAAACATACCGTCTCGACGTGTGTCGTCGCTAGAATCGGAACACATGGATTCAGCCTCGTTAGAAGCATGGGAACACAAAACAGCAGGGGAGTGGTTCTCCTTGCTATTCTTGCGAAGCGGCTTGAAATTCTTGCCGTCCACGCTGTTCTTGAACCCGGTCTTGTAGACAAAGACAATCATGTAGGGGTCTTTGTTCCCATCACTATCATAACCGCCCACGATTACTTTTTCAACTATACTTTCAAAAATATGTCGGTCAAAGGTGTCCAGAACCTCATTCTGTTCAAGTGTCTGTCGGAACATGGCGACACGCTTGCGCATGGTAGTTTCGGTTTCGGCTGCATCTTGCAGGCTTTCACACTCTTTCTGCAACTGCTCAATCTGGCTGGACAGGTCTAAATACTTTCGGTCGTAGGTCTCCTTGTCAATGGTATCTTCAAGACGCATATCAACCAGCTTGTTTTTCTTGACTTCCAGAGCGTGAATGTCCTTTTTAGCTTTTGCAAGACGCTTGCCCGCGTTGCTTTCGGAAAGGGCTTCTTCCGTCCGTTTCATAAACTCGTCCAGAACATCCTTGTTGTTCTGGCACAAGAGGCGATAGGATTCTACAAAAGCCCGTTCAATCGTTCTTTCGTCAACACCCTTGCTCTCCGGGCAGAACTTTTTTCCTTTTTTGGTGGAAACGACACATTGCCAGATTGCTTTATTATATTGTGAACTGCTATGCCAACTCCTCCTTGTCAGGGTGCCACCACAGAAACCACATTCTATCATGCAGCTAAAAGCGTATTTCCGGCTGAACTTTTCACGTTTGCCGTCTACATTAAGGCTGCGGGGCTTTGCACGCCGCCGCAAAATTTCTTGGGCGGCTTCAAAGACTTCTTCCGAAATAATGGGCTCGTGGTGCTCACGAATATAAAATTGATCTTCCTCGCCGAAGTTGTACAGACGCCGTTTTGAAATAGGGTCAACGGTAAATGTCTTTCCTAACAAAATGTCGCCTTTGTATTTTTCGTTTTTGATAATGCCGATTACGGTACTGTCTGCCCATTTGGGACTGCCGCGTTTGGTTTTATAGCCTAAGTTTTCAAGTTCTTTGGCAATAACCGAACCACCGGCACCCTCCGTGTATCGCTGAAAAATGTAACGAACAACAGCCGCTTCTTCTTCGTTGATGGTGATGGTTTTGTCCGCTGGATTGTAGTCATAACCTAAACAGCCCTGAAACCCGACCAGCTCACCGCGCTGCATCTTCATCTTCAAGCCCTTTTTGACATTTGCAGAAATATTTTCGACTTCCTGCTGTGCAACAGAGCTTAAAATTACAAGGAGCAGTTCACCGTCCATAGTAAGGGTGTTGATGTTTTCTTCCTCAAAAAACACAGCCACGCCTTTATCTTTGAGCATCCGAACATATTTCAGAGTGTCAAGCGTATTTCGGGCAAAACGCGAAATGGATTTGGTAATCACCATATCCACGTCACCGTTCATACAGTCGTTGATTAAACGCTGGAAATCCACATTGAAGATTGTTTTCATGGCCGGCTGGTCGGCGGATACCATATTTCCCAAAAGTTCATTGGTTGGGAAAATATAGTCCAATCCCATGTCTACCTGCAAAGGAGTTTGTAATGCGCTTGGAATACTTACCACAGCCAGCACATCATACACTTTATTTGTACCATCAAGCTGTGTCACGCTAATTTGATCGCCCGGTTTATACAAGCAAAGAGAACCATCACCCATCATTCGCAATGGAGTTACATACACGCCGGTTCCGGCTTTCCACTGTTCCGTGTTTAGTTCACCGTCTAACACCTGTACATATTCTGCCGGAAAATCATCCAAGCCATATACATTCACACCATGTTCCTGTCGAACCCTATAATTTTCCAGTTCATTTGCAATATCACTGGAACAAGCAGAGAGTTCCTGTAATCGGGCGAGGTCGTTTTCAGAAAGCGGCTGTTTGGAAGTCCATAAGTAGATATTTCCTATATCTTCAAGACCATTCAAACTTTCTGCCTGGCTAATAAAATCTTGGCTTACATTCGCTGTGTTATATGGCGCATAATTGTTAATTACTGTTGTATCGGAAACTGTAAAATCTGTAAGGCTGAAATCAGCCACAAACTTATCAAAGTCAAAGGAGGTCACATAGGTATGTCGAACTTCTCCGAGAAGAACGGCCTCACACCCCG